TAACGAAATGAAGACCTTCTTTAAGTTTCTCAAGGAACAGGAGATGGAATGTCCTCCTGCCGCAGTCGACGTCGAGCTCAATACAAAGAATCGTGACGCAGCGATCAAGGCCGATCACATTCAGTACGGTCCGCTCAACGTCAACGAGCCGGGCGACTACTGGGAGGACATTGCCAATCACTGGGACACGACCGTCGAGGCGGCAAAGAAGTCCCTCTGCGGTAACTGCGTCGCGTTCGACATCTCCGAACGTATGAAGGAGTGCATGCCCGGTCCGACGTCCGATGACGACGGTGACCTCGGTTACTGCTGGATGCATCACTTCAAGTGTCACTCGGCTCGTACCTGTCGTACATGGGCAAAGGGTGGACCGATTACGGACGACGAGGTCTCGTACGAGTGGCAGGAAAAAGCCGACGTATGAAGACCTTTGCTCGGTACCTTGTCGAGGAAGAGGAGACCTATAGACCGCCGGGTGCCGCCGCGTCCAACGCTAAGAAGGCATTGAAGTACAAGGAAGAGCACGGCGACGAGGTAAAGGCAATGACGCGGACTGGATGGACTCGTGCGAATCAGCTCGCCGATCGTGAGGAGCTGTCGTACGACACGGTCAAACGCATGCATTCGTTCTTTTCAAGACATGCTGGTAATGAAAAGGTATCCTCTGAAAACAAAGATACACCGTGGAAAGATAATGGATATGTAAGTTTCTTAGGATGGGGTGGTGATGCAGCAAAAAGTTGGGCCGAAAAAATAGTTAATAAAAAGGAAAAGGAAGAAGAGTAATGGCCGACGATGATATGCGCGATCGTCAGAGAGCAACGCAGAGGGATCTTGACGATCTCCATCGTAAGTTCGATGAGCGATATGAGGAACGCATGGATCGTATCGAGAGAAAGCTCGACGAACTTACGAATGCGGTCGTATCCATTGCTCGAGCCGAGGAAAAGATCGCCGTTCTCATCGAAGATACACAAGAGATCAAGGGTGCGGTCAACTCGCACACGAATCGAATCCATCAGCTCGAACTCGATGCGTCACAGAACAAGTCGAATCTTAAGACACTGTTCAACTTGTTCTGGGCAGTCGTGACCGGTGCGATCACCATCGTCGTCGCAATGGGAGTGGACTTCTTTCTGACATGAACGAACACGAACGAGAAATGGAGCTCCTTGAGCAGGAGCGAATCGAGGAGCGTCAGGACAATCAGAAGAGAATGGCATGGGTCGCGATGACCTCGATGATTCTCTTTACGATCGTTCTGTTCTCTCCTCTTGTAAGTGACTCGCGTCTCACGATCATCTCTGAGATCGCGAGCATATTCTACTTTGCACAGGCGGGTGTCGTCGGAGCATACATGGGATCCGAGGCGTTCGTCAATCGTAGTTTCAAGAAGAATCTTAGTAGAAATAGTACCAACAACAGCGGACCGAGGATAGGAAGATGAAGTATACATGGGAACAGATCGAGGAGGCTCTCTCAGTGGCCGGAGTGAATCCTCAGGAGATTCACGACATTCTGAGTGAGTCGACCGTCAGTTATCCGAATCGCGCCGAGCAGGGTGTCGATCCCGAGGGTCAGGAGAAGTACGAGCCTCGTGCACCGGCAGAGCGAGCCTGGGCCGATCGTCATACCGTCAAGGTGTTCGATCCGGGTGGCTCCGAGTACAAGGACGGTACCGAAAAGGTCATGACCGCGGACGAGCCCGACTCTGCCACAGCGCCTCGCGCTCAGACGAATACATCGTTCGATCGTATCAAGAGAATGATGTCGTCCTGACAACCGTCCTGAGTGATAAATATCTCTACCATTGATTGATAGAGGAATCACTCGAGTATGCAGTTGTTTGATGAGCTCAACGAGGACAACTTCGTTCTCTACGCATCGCGGAACTATACGAATCCGCAGTGCATGAGCGTCGAGGAGTTCTACCACGATCTTAATCGATTTAAGTATCTGAAGAGACTCTTTCGTCGCTATACACAGAACGACGATCTTCAGGAGCGTCTGATACTGAACCATCTGGTTGTAATCTATAATGTGTTCGGCATCGAGGCGTCCAATCGAATGATGTTCTATCGAATGGAGAGCGAGTACTGGTCGACGATCAAGACGTTTCTGATATATCTGAACTTTCTTCCAGAGAACGAGATCGTTGACGTACCGCTCGATCAGACGATCGTTGAGAGACTAAGGAATCTATAAGAGATGGGAATCGTAAGCCGGTCGGCAGACACATACTACGCGTATCGCTTCGTTAAGATTCTTAGCACTCCCTGGGAGGAGACGGACGCGTACGAGCTCGGAATCATTGACGAGAACGGCAAGGTTCTTCGCAAGTCTCGCACTCTGAGAACGAAGGAGGAGAAGGACGCCTATACCATCTTTCATCGTCTCGTCTTTGGTATCAAGCGCATTCTGCAGAACCTCCCGGGTGGTCGAACGGTCGCAGCCTCCTACGCCGCCGCGCTGTTTCTGATCAAGGAGGAGACCGGTATGGACGACGAGCAGATCGGTCGAATCTTTGATATGATCGGTGTCGACATCGAGGATCTTCAGCTCAACGAGTCCATCGAGGAGAGACCCTGGTTTCTTCAGGAGAGCGACGCGATCGCTCCCGGTACCTACGAGCTCTGTAACGAGATCATGTCGCCGGTCACCGGTGAGGTCATCGGTTATCCGCTACAGCGAGTCATTGTCGACGAGAACACAGTACCTGTCGGATCGGCTCTGAACACCGACGTGTATCGCGTACGCCACGCGGACACACATCAACAGATCTACATTACCGCAAGGGACATACAGAGATGATGAAGTCCTTCAAGGATTATCTCGACGAAGACGCACCGCTCAACACATCGTCCGGCCCGGGTGTCAACATGAATCCGACCGGTCGTTCGCGTACCTATCGTAAGCTCGATCGCAGATCCCGTTTCGATACCTATAAGATGTATCGTCGAGCACTCGGACTCAAGAACGTACCCTCAGCGATTCGTAGACAAGACGACGACGAGGACGAGTAGCAGTGTTCTCGACCGCTCGAATCGCAATCGTTGGATCGGTGATCGTCGCGCTTCTTGGCGCTCTCTGGTACGTCAGTGGACTCAGAGCGGATCTTGAGAGATCGCAGCAGAACGTACGTACGCTGAAGGACTCGATCGAACAGCAGGCCGAGGTGATCGATCGTATTCAGCAGGATCAGCGCGAGATCATTGACGCTCGGAACGACCTGCGGCGGATCGTTCGTGATCAGAATCAAGAGATCGAGGATCTTCGTTCTCGGTTCAACGAGAGTGCGGACGGATCCGAACGAGACCTCGGTCGTATCGCTCTAGAGAAACCGGGGCTCGTAGAAAACATCGTTAACGACGGAAGCGCGGATGCCATTCGCTGTATGGAACTCGCTTCCGGTGCAGAACCCACGCAGGAGGAGATCGATGCGAACGTTTTTGCTGACTGTAATCTTAGTTCTTCTCCTTAGTGGTTGTAGCGCGATCGATCTGATCGAGACGCGTGACAGTGAGGTCGAACGTGCGAAGCTCGATCTGCCCTCGGCCGAACCGCTGAGCCTTGACCAGCCGAACTGGATCGTCATCACACCGGAGAACGCAGAGGACGTTCTGAAGTATCTCGAGGAAGAGGGATACGAACCTGTGATCTTTGGTCTGACCGATCGTGGCTACGAGAAGTTGTCGATCGACTTCCTGAAGATTCGGCAACATATAAATACCCAACGCAATATCCTTTTGCGATACAAGGAGTACTACGAGGACGACGAATCAGCCCCTCCTACGTCCGCCGAGTAGTTACTCCTTCACTTCTTAATTTACAAATCGTCCCGACTGTTGTATAATAGTCTCTAGACACAGCGCAGTAGTCTCAATAATAAAGAGGAAGACAATGTTATTCGAAGAGCAGCTATCACGTAAGCCCGATCGCTATCCCTGGGCCAAGGAATTCATCGACGCGATCTGGGAGGGTTTCTGGACTCCCGATGAGTTCAACTTTCGTTCCGACTACTCGCAGTTCAAGACCGACCTGACCGAACAGGAGCAGGAGGTGATCGTACGTACGCTCTCTGCCATCGGACAGATCGAGGTGGCGGTCAAGACCTTCTGGGCAGACGTCGGTAAGCACCTGCCGCACCCGTCGATCAAGGACCTTGGATTCGCGATGGCCAACTCCGAGGTCATTCACAACCTCGCGTACGAGAAGCTACTCGACGTGCTGCACATGACTCACGTATTCGAGGAGAATCTGAACGAGGAGGTCATTCGTGGTCGCGTCAACTATCTGAAGAAGTACAACGAAAAAATCTACGACGATCAGCGTAAGCAGTACGTCTATGCGATCGCTCTGTTCACACTGTTCGTTGAGAACGTGAGTCTGTTCTCGCAGTTCTATATCATCATGCACTTCAATCGTAATCGTGCGGTACTCAAGGACGTGGCTCAGCAGGTACAGTATACTCGAAACGAGGAGATGCTTCACTCACAGGTCGGTATCAAGCTGATTCAGACTCTGCGCGAGGAGTATCCCGAGCTGTTCGATCAGGAGCTCGTCGAGCGCATTCAGCACGAGTGCCTCGAGTCGATTCGTGCGGAGAGTCGTGTGATCGACTGGATCCTTGGTGACTACGAGGTCGAGGGTCTGTCCGCCGATATTCTCAAGGCCTTTATCGCTAAGCGCATGAAGGATTCGCTCGATCAGATCGGATTCGATTCGAGCGCCATTAAATACGATAAGAAGCTTGCTGACGAGACCTTCTGGTTCGACGAGTCGACGCTCGGCCACACCATGACGGACTTCTTTAACAAACGCCCCGTTGATTATTCCAAGGGCCAAGCAGTCGACGCGGCCGATCTGTTCTGACGATAGAGTAAAAACTTTTATATTATGGTCTATTGCAATTCAACACAACAAACAACGGAGATACGAATGAGCTTTGATTGGCTAAACAAGGACTCGCGTACGTTTCTCGCGCGGGGTTACCTCTCGAAGGGTCAGTCCGCCGAGGATCGTATTCGAGAGATCGCAGACAAGGCGGAGGAGATGCTGGACGTCGAGGGATTCGCAGATAAGTTCTACGACTACATGGGTCGCGGATTCTACTCACTGGCGTCGCCGGTATGGTCCAACTTCGGCAACAACCGCGGTCTGCCGATCTCGTGTAACGGGTCCTACGTCGGTGATGAGATCGCCAAGGTACTCGGCAAGGCCGCAGAGGTCGGTATGCAGACCAAACACGGCGCCGGTACCTCCGGTTACTTCGGGGACATTCGTCCGCGTGGTTCAAAGATTAAGACGGGTGGTACCGCTGACGGTCCGGTACACTTCATGAACATCTTTGAGACCAATACGGATATCATTAGTCAGGGCAACGTTCGTCGCGGTTCGTTCGCTGCGTATCTCGATATCGAGCACGACGACATCGAGGAGTTCCTTGAGATTCGAGAGGTCGGACACTCGATTCAGAGTATGTCCATCGGTGTCTGCGTCGGTGACGAGTGGATGGAGGATATGATCGCGCAGGGTGAGGCGGTCAAGTCAGGTGAGCTCGCTCCGAACGATGCGGACAAGCTGCAGCTCTGGGCTCGCGTCATGCGTAAGCGCAAGGAGTCCGGTTATCCGTACATCTTCTTTCGCGATACGGTCAATCGTAATAAGCCCAAGGTTCTGAAGGATCGGAATCTCAAGATCCACGCATCGAACCTCTGCAGTGAGATCTGCCTTCCGTCCAACGATGATGAGTCCTTTGTATGCGATCTTGCGTCGATGAACCTTCACACGTACGACGACTGGAAGAACACCGACGCGGTCAAGGTTCTGACGTACTTTCTTGATGCGGTCATGACGGACTATCTGAATAAGACTCGAGACATTCCGTACATGGAGGCGCCGTACAACTTTGCGAAGCGTTGGCGTGCGCTCGGTATCGGTCAGCTCGGATGGCACACTCTTCTGCAGTCTAAGATGATTCCCTTTGAGTCCTTTCATGCGATCTCACTCGCGACCGAGATCTCGAAACATATCGACGAGCACTCACTCAAGGCGAGTCAGGAGATGGCCGAGCGTTTCGGTGAGCCGGATGGTCTGATCGGTTACGGTGTTCGGAATCTGACGCGCTGCGCGATCGCGCCGACGACCTCCTCGTCGTTCATTCTTGGTCAGGTGTCACCGTCGATCGAACCACTGCGCTCGAACTACTTCACCAAGGATCTGGCGAAGGGTCAGTTCACGTTCAAGAATCCGTACCTTGCTCGTGTACTCGAGTCGTACGGACGAAACGACGACGAGACCTGGCTCGATATTCTTAAGAACGGTGGTTCGGTCCAGCATCTGGACTTCCTTGGTCAGACCGAGAAGGACGTGTTTAAGACGTTCGACGAGATCGCACCGATCGTTATCATTCAGCAGGCCGCGGCTCGACAGCAGTTCATCGATCAGTCGCAGTCGCTGAACCTGCTGATTCCACCGGAGGCGCCGACGAAGGACGTGAACGCTCTGGTCATCGAGGCCTGGCGAATGGGAGTCAAGACACTGTACTACCAGCGTTCGTCGAATCCTTCGCAGGAGTTGGTTCGTGACATTATGAACAACGAGTGTCTGTCGTGTGAGGCCTAGGAATATGAAAACAGTCGTATGGTCAAAGGAGAACTGCTTCTACTGCCACATGGCCAAGGGTCTGCTCGAACGAGAGGGTATCGAGTACGAGGAGAGAAACATTGAGTCGAACGAATGGTCTCGAGCGGATATGCTCGAGGCCGTTCCGAACGCCACGACCGTTCCTCAGATCTTTCATGGGGACAAGCACGTTGGCGGATTTACAGAACTTCAGCAGTATCTAAAGGAAGATTGATTATGGAACCTCATACCATGGACTCGTACATCTACGGTGTACTACAGCGAGAGTCTGCTCGACAGAACACGACCTTTGAGTTGATCGCATCCGAGAACTTTGCATCGGGCGCGGTGATGGAGCTGTGTGGTTCGGTGTTTACGAATAAGTACGCCGAGGGTTATCCGGGTCGACGGTACTATAACGGCTGTCGGTTCATGGACGAGATCGAGGAGTACGCGATCAGCCAGGTATCCAAACTGTACTACTGTGAACACGCGAACGTCCAGCCTCACTCCGGTGCGAACGCTAATACGGCGGTATACCAAGCCTTCCTTAAACCTGGTGACACCATCCTCGGTATGGATCTTGCGTCAGGCGGTCATCTGTCCCACGGTGCGAGAGTGAATCTGTCGGGTAGGGTCTACAACGCGATCTCGTACGGTGTGGATAAGAACGGGTATCTCGACTACAATCAGATCCACGATCTTGCTCTGGAACATCGACCAAAGATGATCGTTGCCGGTGCGTCCGCCTATCCGCGACAGATCGACTGGTCCGCGTTTCGAACCATCGCGGACGACGTCGGCGCGTATCTGCTCGTCGACATGGCTCACTACTCCGGTCTGATCGCAGGTGCGGCGTACGACTCACCGATTCCCTACGCCGACGTCGTAACCTCCACCACTCATAAGACTCTGCGCGGTCCGCGTGGTGGTATGATTCTCTGGAACAACGATGAGTACTCGAAGCGAATCAACTCGGCCGTCTTTCCCGGTACTCAGGGTGGACCACTGATGAACATCATTGCCGCCAAGGCGCAGTGCTACACCGAGGCACTCGATCCGTCGTTCTTGAACTATACGGACGCGGTGATTCGACATGCGAGAGCGATGTCCGATACGTTTATCGATAACGACGTTCGAGTCATGACCGACGGCACCGACAGCCACATTCTCCTACTGGATCTGACGAATAAGTCGGTCTCCGGTCGTGAGGTGGCCGATAAGCTCGAGGAGCACGGTATCACCGTCAACAAGAACGGTGTACCGAACGATCCTCGGTCGTTCGTTGAGACCTCGGGTATTCGTATCGGTACCGCGGCAGAGACGACTCGTCTGGGTAATCACGCCGAGGACGAGTTCATTCAGATCGCGAACACGATCTCTCTCGTAATCAATCAGGAGATATAGATGGATGTAGAGTTACTGTCACGAATACAGTTCGCCTTCGTCGTATCGTTTCATGCGATCTTTCCGGTGTTCTCCATCGGCATCGCATCCTTCGTCGCTCTGCTCGAGGCACTGTACTACAGAACGTACGACGACGTATACGCTCGTCTCTCTGAGTTCTGGACGAAGGTCTTTGCGATCGCATTCGGTATGGGAGTCGTGTCCGGTATCGTGATGTCGTTTCAGTTCGGTACCAACTGGAGCAACTTTGCGTATGCGACCGCGAACTTCCTTGGTCCGGTGCTGTCGTACGAGGTCATCACAGCGTTCTTCCTCGAGGCCGCGTTCCTAGGCGTACTTCTGTTCGGTCGGGATCGAGTACCCGCCGGTGTTCATCTGTTCTCTGCGTGTATGGTCGCACTGGGTACGTTCATCTCATCGTTCTGGATTCTTGCGGCCAACAGCTGGATGCATACACCGGCCGGAGTCGAGATCGTTAACGGCGCGTTCCATGTGACCGACTGGTTCGCGGCGATCTTTAATCCGTCGTTTCCTTATCGATTCGCTCACATGGGTCTCGCTTCGTTCCTCACCGGTGCGTTTGTCGTTGCCGGTGTCTCGTCGTGGTTTCTTATTCGTGGTCGCGATACACTTGCGCATCGAAAGGCTCTCTCCATGTGTCTGTGGCTCATTCTGTTCCTTGCGCCGGCACAGATCGTGATGGGTGACTTCCACGGTCTCAACACACTGAAGTATCAGCCGACCAAGGTTGCGGCCATGGAGGGTAACTGGAAGACTTCGAGCAACGTACCGCTTCTGCTGTTCGCTCTGCCCGATTCGGAATCGCAGTCGAATATGCTCGAGCTCGGCGTACCGAATCTTGCGTCCATTATTCTAAAGCACGACGCGGATGGTGTGGTACCCGGTGTCTCCGAGGTGCCGATCGAGGATCAACCGCCGGTATCGCTGGTCTTCTGGTCGTTTCGAGTCATGGTCGGCATCGGAGTACTGATGGCACTCGCCGGTCTCTTCGGTCTGATTAGTCGACTGCGTAGGAACCTGTACACTCCGAGCGTATTTCATCACTTCCTCGTCGCGATGATACCCGCGCCGTTCGTTGCGGTCGTTGCAGGTTGGTTCGTGACGGAAATCGGACGATCACCGTGGTTGGTCTATGGCATGATGAGGTACTCCGAGGGAATCACACCGTCCCTGACACCGGGTCTCGCACTGACGAGCCTGATAGGATTCGGGCTGGTCTATGCGGTGGTGTATGCCTCGGGATTCGTATACATACTCAAAACTGTTAAGAAGGGTACGGACCAGTATGATTAAGTGTTTCGCATGTGGTGTCTCGTTTAAGGTCGAGTTCGAGGAGGCCGAGGCAGACGCTCGTTTCTGTCCTCACTGCGGTCAGGAATCGATCGACGACGTACAGCTGATCGAGGACGACTTCAATATCGATCCTACCATCCTCTACGATGACGACGAGGACGATCTGCACTAGTCGTCTATGACGCGTCCCATAAATATCGTTTATGGGACAGTGGATATACCGAGGCGAACCGTACGAACCCGAGGCGGAGGTCACATCAAAGGACTTTCCGTTTCACGGGTTCGTATACATTATTGAAAATCTCGCCAACGGTCGTTCCTACATCGGTAAGAAGGGATTCACCTTCGGTAAGACGCGCCAGGTCAACAAGAAGAAGCGACGGTATCGAGCCGAGTCCGACTGGCGAGACTACTACGGTTCGTCCGAGGAACTTCTGCGCGACGTTGAGTACTACGGAGAGAAGTGCTTTCGTCGCACCATCCTTCACCTCTGCCGTTCCAAGGGTGAGGCTTCGTACCTCGAGGCCTACGAACAGTTCTCTCGCAACGTCCTGCTGCGCGAGGACTACTACAACACCTGGATCTCCTGCCGCGTACGCAACTCCCACCTTAAGCTCCTTCGAGAGGACTATTCCTCGTAGGAACAGAGTTTGTTTCCGAATGGATCAAATAGACCATTTACATACCTCCCGTATGGTAGTATAATGGAATCAACAAATAAAGGAAAGGAGCTACAACCATGCAGACAGCAGTCATTAAGCTTGCAGACGCGAACACCGAGACCGTCGAGAACGTCCGCGGTGTGGACTTTGAGCCAACGTTCGTTATCGTCTATCGTGAGGACGACACGGTCGTTGCCTTTAGGAGCGAACGAGTACTGGAAGCCTACACGACTCGTGAGTAAGGAGAACGGATATGCGTCATCGTATCAATCCAGTTGCCAAAACCATGGCATACGAGCGCGAGCGGTATCGTCAGCAGGTGGTACGCGATCGCACTAAATACACTCGTAAGACCAAACATAGGAGTATGTCCTTTGATCATTGTTGACTACAACGGAATCGCGATCTCCTCGGTGGTGGTGCAGAAGCTCGCCATCGAGGAGGATATGATTCGACACTTTATACTGAACACGCTGCGAATGTACAACAAGAAGTTTCGTAGGGACTACGGACAGATGGTCATTGCGTGTGATTCGTCCACATGGCGTCGTCAGTACTTTCCGAACTACAAGTTCAAGCGGCGTGAGGGTCGTGAGAAGGACGAGGTCGAGAAGGCCAACTGGGACGAGATCTTTCGCATC